ATCAGATATCACGAATCCGTCGCTTTCTTCTACAGGACCCCCGTCTTTGTTGCCCTGATCCAACTTCTGCTTTTTAAGTTGTAATTCGATCATCTTGAGCTTCTTGTCGATCTTGCCGCTTTTGGCGTCTATGGCGTTACGTAGGAAATTGCCCGCCACTTCAAAGATTCTGCCTGAGTAACGCGAGTCCACGTTCATGCCCAAATCCATCAGATTCTTGTAACTTTCTTCTGCTTCTATGGCCAGTTTGTCCAGTTCTAGGTCAGACAACTCGCCTAGCCCTTTTACCTGTGGCAGTGCGGCCGCAACCTTGTCAAATTCCGCATAACTCTTCTGTAGATTCTTCTGTGTCTGTGGATCTAGGTTCTTGGCTGATGCGTGTTGGCCATTGGCCTCTTTGATCTTCTTGTCTTTTTCCTTCTTGTCTACCTCTTTGAATGCTTCTTTGACATTTGGTAAATTGAGGATGTCTTCTAGTTTCTTTGTCATTGTCGTATTTACTTACGTTTGCCGTTGTGGAACAACTGTTCTTCTGATACCACTCTGAACTTGATACGCCTCTGTTTGGCATATGCGTTTGCGGCCTCCCACTTGGCCATGTTTATAACGACCTGTTTCTTCTTGGCCATGCTCTTGCCTGCGGCTTCCATGGACGTCTGGCTCATGGGTTTTACTTCCACCATCTCAGCATGTTTACGACCTTCCTTGTCCTGATACACTATGAAGAAGTCCGGCACGTACACCGTGTACTTGCCCGTGAACGGATGCCTGTATGGTATCTTGATTGATTCACTCGCCCACTGATACACGTTAGGATGTTCATCACACAGTCTCATGAAAGAGTGTTCCCAACTTGATCTGTATGTTGGTGTTTTCGTGCCCACGTATTTCTCTTGATTTTTGGGAGAGAACTTGCCCCTAGCAAATCTCGGTAACATTAGTCTATGATGTTTCTAGATACCGTCTCTTTGGTGGCCAGTGTTTTCCTCACACCCAGCCTACTTGACTTGTATCTGTTGGCGTTTAATATTATGGTCATAAGTTCAGACAACAGTGCCGGTGTGGCGTACGTCAACTGGTCCAGTATCTGTTGTGATTTTATGTTGTCAATCTTGGCCTGTGACAGTATGGCGTATGCTATAGATTCTGCCGCGGTCCTTGAGAAATCACGTTTGACGAAGAACGCTATTGTGCTGTCATATTCCCCCACGTTGAATTGGTAGTCAGTCTCGTATGGTGTGGTGGTCAGTTTCTCTATGGTCTTCTGTAACTCGTCTTTGTCCTTTGGTGGCAGGTTTGTGTAAAATTCAGTCATTATAGTGTAGCCTTCTCTGTTGCTATTTCGACGTCTTTTGTTTGTCTTTCAATTTTTACATATCCTTCTGTGACTAATTTTCTCACATCTGTGATTGCCTTGTTGGTGTATACATTCTTTATGTTGTCAGCGGATGCCTCGTATTCCAGATTAGATTGTGCTATAGTCAATCCTTTTCGAGAACCTATGTCTCTGAAATATATTGCGGCCGCTATTTCGTCTCTTACGTTTTCATCATTCGACACAAGATTGAATGACTCGTCAGTACCTAAGAAATTAACCGTGTCCACTGGGCCATTGGTTATCACTGTGTTGTTGGCCTGGTTCTTGTTGTCCGCTGTGCCCCTTGGTGATGTTAAGGCGCTGGCGCCCAACAAGGCCGCCGCACCAACACTGAATTGTGCCACGGGGTTTGATATTGTTCCTGCCTGTTTGGCAACTTCTAGTATACCTTCTTTTGCGATGCCTTTTAGTTCTGCTTTAACATCTTTCTTTTTTATCTTCTTCGCATTATTATAGGTGTTGGTTGCACCAAGTATGGCGCCCAGTATGTTGCCATTATTAAAATTTCTAATCACGGAACCCACGCCATCCACTACTCCGCCAGGCCCAAATATGCTGTTAGTACCACCTCCAAGCACACTCAACGGACTAGGTGATCGATCGTAGTTGATAGTTGCGAATCCAGGCACGGCATTCCTGTTTATAATACCTGCCTTGTATATCACGGTCTCGTACAAGATCTGCATTGTGTTGTTCATTACGCCTGCACCATCCGCCTGATCCAGGTTGTCGTGTGAGAATGATCCGATCACAGGATTGACCAAAGTCATTGATGTGAAACGTTTTTTGTGTAAAACAAATATTTCTATGCCTTTGAGGTAAGGTTTCTGCCTCTGTCTAGGTGTGTCCATTCCAAACTTGGTCGTCTTTCTCGCATCACCATAGGCGTAGTAGTCATCCTTGGTGTTGCTGATGGTTAGGTCACTGTTCATGCCTACTGAATCTGCTATATTGTATTCGTAGTACTTCTTCCAGAATGCGTTCACAGTGTCTGCGTGATCATCGTGGAATGTGATGTTCACAGGTTCGTACGCTATCCTTGTTCCAACATACATCTTCTTGTTGTACTGTGTTTTTTCCTCGTAACTCAAGTCGTACTTGGGCAGGTCGCACGCCTTGACCAACATGTTCAGTTGGTATCTCTCGCTGGGATTGAAGCCTCCCTGGAACAAGGTCTCATCCGTGTTGAAGACCACGTGGAACAGGAACTTCTGTTTTGGCATCAACTTGTAGTTGTCGTCTATGTACAATCTCGATGCGTGTTGGTAGTCTTTCATACCTGGTAGTCCGTCCTGGAAACCTTTTAAGAAGTTGTTGATGCTTGGCATACTCGTATTTATGGCCACAAAAAAAGCGCCTATAAAGACGCTTTTGATGTTATAATTGCTAACTTAATTTTTTGTATTACTGTCCACCACCTGTACTTAGAGTACCGATCGTTCTAGCCACCGCTGTTCCAATTCCTGTTCCTGTTGGAGTTTGGATCGCGTTGTCGTATCTTATCGACATTGTGATAGTTGCTGGTTCTGAAGTTGCGTATGCCAGTGTGTTGTAGTTAACGTTCTCAACATATGCACCGTACAACTCAAATGTTTCTAACACATTTGGTGCACTTGCTCCGTTACCACCGTCTAACATTTCAATTCTAGTTGTGAATTTGTAGTCAATACCTGATGCCGCACTTGACTGTTCAAAGAAGTCAAACTGTTTCTGGATCTGCTCACCAACCAGTTTAGTAACTGAGTTGTTAACATCATCTCTTAGAGTGATTGTGATTGGATCCCAAGTGTGTTTACCTGCAACAAAAACTTTTGAGTTGTACACGTCTAGTGTTACGTTGTCAAAAGTCAAGTTAGGTCTTGTTATGTCCACTACTTGTTTTGTAAGTTCTGATCTCGGTGTTGATACTCCAAAATTTTCCAGGATTGCTCTAAAACGATACTGTAGTTTTGGCATCAATAAACCCTGTGATGCATTACTCTGATCGTTTGCTAGTGGTACTGTAAATTTTGATAAAGTTGATATTGCCATCTGTTTCTCCTATTTATTCAAAATTAGTTCCCTAACTTTGCAATTTCTCCTGTGTTTTTGATTCTCAACGGTATGTAGATGAATTCAACTGATTTAATCGGCTCAATTGCTATGTCCACATAAAGTTCGTTCCTGTCGATCCTTGTAGGTGTGTTGTTAGTGTCATCACAAACTACTAGGAAGTCATACAATGCTCTCTGACCGGTCAACTCCAACAAGAATGATTCTACTGCACCCTTGATCTCGTTTCTAGTCAATTCATCGTTTGGTTCAAAGATGAATGGTTTAGCGATTGCATCTAATTGTGTTCTTAGATACACTGCCAATCTTGAAACGTTGATTCTGTCTAAGGCAGAACTCGCTGATGTCTTGGTCAAGTTACCGAAGTTGACGATCCCTGCTCCTGAGAAGAAAGTGATTGGATTCACTTTGACCTCATGCATTGAATCTCTCACTGACTCCGTAACAGATATTGTTTGGAACTCTCCTGACGCTGTGTCAATGTAACCAACTGATGTGGCATTGTCGACCACACCTCTTCTTGTTCCCGATGGTGCGAACCATGGGAAAGCGATGTTGTCGTTGTTGGCCAGTGTTCTCAGCATCATGTGTGATGGTGGAACAACA